ATTCGTGAAGCATATCCAAACCCATCAACACAAGGCAAACCCAAGCATTACGCTATCTTTGGCCCAACCACAACTGGGACTGGTGTCGTTACAAACGAGCTGTCTTTCATTGTTGGCCCAACACCTGACGGTACATACAGCGTAGAGTTGCATTACTACTACTATCCAGAGTCCATCGTTACGGCCGGCACTACTTGGCTGGGTGATAACTTTGATTCAGTATTGTTGTACGGCACGATCTGCGAAGCGTATATGTACATGAAGGGTGAGCCCGATATGGTTGCACTTGCCAACGAGCGTTATGTTCAAGCTATTGCTCTGTATAAAAACTTGGCAGACGGCAAACAGCGCGCTGATGCTTATCGTGATGGTCAAACTAGGATCTCTGTATCATGAGTATTGTCCAAACACAGACCACTAGCTTTAAGGCCCAGCTGTATCAAGGCATCCATGATCTTACGACTGACCAGATCAAGATTGCTTTGTACACGGCCAGCGCCAATCTCAATGAAGCAACGACCATTTACTCTTCAACAAATGAAGTTGTGGCCACGGGATACACGGCTGGTGGTTCTGTATTAACACCGATAACTGTTAATTCATCTGGGTTCACCGCTTATGTTGGCTTCCCAAATGTGTCCTGGACGGCCGCATTAACAGCAAGATGTGCTTTGATCTACAACGCAAGCAAGGGCAATAAGTCTGTAGCTGTGTTGGACTTTGGATCAGACAAGACTTCAACCACAACTTTCACAATCACCATGCCGGCCAACAACGCATCGTCGGCTCTCATTAGGAGTTCAAATTGATCGTTACAACCACTTACGGCGAAATGGATGACTCTTTGCTTGAGCGCAAAGATGGCACGTTTGAAGATGACAATGAACTGACTACATGGGTAGAATACTGGAAAGATGGTGAGCTGGTTCACCGTTCAGCCCATGTGACTCTGAAGAAACCGTTAACCTACACCGCTGCAGAAACAGCGTCAATTGCATAAGGAGCCATCATGGCAAACACTCAAAGTATGTGCACTTCGTTCATGGGCGAACTCATGACGGCTACTCACAATTTCGGCACTGCTCCGATCCGTGCGGCTACTACTGCTGACACTTTCAAAGCGGCGCTGTATTTGACTTCAGCCACTGTTAATGCTGGCACCACAGCTTATTCTGCTACCGGCGAAGTGTCTGGTACAAACTACACTGCTGGCGGCGTGACGGTGACCAACGCTACGGCTCCCACTGCTACTAACAGCTCGTCAACAGCTGGTGTGGCTTACTGGACACCATCGGCTTCCATCACTTACACGACTGTGACTTTGAGCACAGCGTTTGATGCCGTGTTGATTTATAACAGCACCCAGTCTAACAAGGCTGTGTCTGTTCATACATTTGGTTCACAAACCATTACGGCTGGTACATTCACACTGACCATGCCATCAAACACCACGACTACCGCATTGCTGCGCTTGTCTACAACCTAAAGGGTAGGTCATGGCCGGATGGGGTCTAGGCGCTTGGGGCTACGGCACTTGGGGCAATGGCGAAACCATCCTTACAGGTGATGCGGCCACGGGCGCTGTCGGCACAGCCACGGCAGATAGAACGGTTGCACTCAATGGTGTAGCTGCTTCCGGCACAGTTGGTACAGTTGTTGGTACAAGCACCGTTGCTCTCACAGGCGTAGCCGCATCAGGCGCTGTCGGCACAGTCTCTCGCGGCGCTACATCGCTGGCTATCACAGGGGTTACAGCCTCTGGCTTGGTTGGCACAGTCGTTGGCTCTGAGGCCATCCCAGATACAGGTGACGCCGCAGTTGGTAATGTCGGCACGGTGGTGGCTGACAGATCCATAGCCCTTACAGGCGTTTCCGCATCGGGCGCTGTTGGCACAGTTGTGCAGAGTAAATATGTTGACCTGTCTGGTGTGGCAGCCACAGGTAACACTGGCTCTCTGGGTAATTCTCGCACTGTTGCTTTGTCGGGCGTGTTGGGTTCTGGCCTTGTTGGCACAGTCAGCCCAGATAAGAGCAAAGATCTTACGGGCGTAGCGGCTACAGGCGCGGTTGGTACAGTCAGCCCAGCTATTGCAGTTAGTTTAAGTGGCGTAACGGCTCAAGGTGTGGCGGGTGGCGTAATTGTTCCTCTGCCGTCTAACCAAGCTAATGGCGCTGTTGGTTCAGTTACTGCGGATCGCAGCATTGCTTTGACTGGCGTAGGCGCTACAGGCCGCGCAGGCACGATGACGGTGGCAGAACGAGTTAAGGCTTTGACAGGAGTTGCAGCTACAGGCGCGGTGGGCGATGTGATTGCTGTATATTGGAAATTAATAGATGACAGCGAGAATGCAAACTGGCAAAATATCAGCAATTTGCAGACGCCTGCTTGGACTATAGTCGCAACAACACAAACTCCCGAATGGGAAGAAATTGTAACTTGAGGTTTAAAACATGACTACAGCATACACATCACTCTTGGGCTTGGCACTGCCAGTCACAGGCGAACTTTCAGGCACATGGGGCGACACTGTAAACAACAGCATTACATCCCTCCTAGACTCAGCCGTTGCAGGAACAACTAACATCAGCACTGACGCAGATGTCACACTGACCACCACAACAGGCGCAGCAAACACAGCGCGTGAAGCCATTCTCTTATTCTCAGGTTCACGTACAGCTCTTCGCACGATCACAGCGCCAGCCCAGTCAAAGGTTTATACGGTTATCAACGCTACCACAGGCGGCTACTCTGTTAAGTTGGTAGGTGCTGGCCCAACGACTGGTGTAACCATTGTTGCTGGTGAGTCTGCTGTTTGTGCATGGAACGGCTCTGACTTTGTGAAGGTTAGCAGCAACACTTCATTGGGCGCTTTGACAGTTACTTCGTTGACCGATACAGGTTTGACTTCAGGCCGTGTGACTTACGCCACAACAAGCGGCTTGCTGACTGACTCTGCAAACCTGACATTTAATGGAACTACACTTACCACTGCAAATGATGCCTCTATCAGCACGCTGACTGTTGGTCGAGGGAATGGCGCTGTATCTACCAATACTGCGATTGGTGTTGGCGTTTTGGGTGCATCAAACTCTGGTAGCGGAAGAAATACTGGTATTGGGTATGCGGCGTTAGCAGTTAACACAACTGGAAGCAACAATACAGGTCTTGGTCAACAAGCACTGACCTCCAATACAACTGGAACTGACAACTCGTCAGTTGGCTATGCTTCATTATTTCTTAATACAACTGGACAATACAACGTAGCGGTTGGTGTTGGCTCTTTACAAAATAACACCACAGCAGGGAGAAACGTAGGTATTGGTTATCAAGCTGGATACAACAACGACTCTGGTCAATTTAACATTTTGATTGGTTATCAAGCAGGGTACAGAGCCGCAGGCGTTGGATCAATTGGTGATGCAAGCGTTTATATTGGATACACGGCAGGTTACTCAAACCAAGGAAACAACAACGTTGGTATTGGCAACGGTGCTATGTACGCCAACACCACTGGCAATTTTGGCGTGGGAATTGGTCAAGCCGCATTAAACTCAAATACAACTGGCGTTTACAACGTAGCCGTTGGATCTTCTGCGCTTCAAAACAACACCACAGCATCCTACAACACCGCAGTCGGGTATCAAGCCGCTTATTCCAATACTACGGCAAGCGACAACACAGCGATGGGCTATCAATCGCTTCTGACAAATACTACAGGTGGTGACAACTCTGCTTTTGGTTTATGGGCGTTAAGGGCAAATACTACAGGTGGAAACAACACCGCAGTTGGTTCGCAAGCACTTTATGCAAACACTTCAGCCGCAAATAATACTGCTGTAGGCTATCAGGCAGGATATAGCAATGCCACAGGTACTCAAATGGCGGCATTTGGTTGGCAAGCCCTTTATAACAGCACTGGAGACTACAACACAGGTATTGGTGCTGGTGCGCTTTACACAAACTCTACTGGTAATAACAATACCGCCGTTGGTACTGGCGCGGCTTACTTTAATACGACAGGTGCATATAACGTAGCTATCGGTCGTCAAGCACTTTTGTCCAACACCACAGCATCTTTTAATGCCGCAGTCGGTTATCAGGCGCTGTATTCCAACACAACAGGTCAGCAAAATGTGGCGATGGGGTATCAAACCTATGCGGCCAACAGCACAGGTTCTTTTGGTACAGCGATTGGTCACAATGCACTTGGTAACAATACCACAGGGGCAAACAACACCGCAATTGGGCATACTGCCCTTACCTCCAACACCACAGCTTCTAACAATACTGCTGTCGGTTATCAGGCGGGGTATACGAGCACGACTGCCGCATCCGTAACTGCTTTGGGATATCGGGCTGCGTATGGAAATACTGGTGGCTCTGTGGTTGCGGTGGGTAATGAAACCCTGTATTACAACACGGGCACAGAAAACACAGCAGTTGGTTCTGCCACTTTGTTCAACAACACCTCTGGCGCATACAACACTGCGATGGGACGGCTTGCGTTGTTCTCCAACACCACAGCATCAAGCAACACAGCAGTAGGTTATCAAGCAGGTTACGGCAATACTACGGGTAATTTTTTGACAGCTATAGGTTATCAGGCTGGGCTTAGTAATACCACTGGCGCTTTTAATTTTTTTGCAGGCGCACAAGTAGGTTATTCCAACACCACTGGAAATTACAACTCGTTTGCTGGTGGACAAGATAGCTCTGGATATTCACCAGGATTTGCAAATACAACTGGCTCTAATAATACGGCTTTTGGTAGCGGCTCACTTGGTAAAAACACCACAGCATCAAACAACACTGCTGTAGGTTATCAGGCGGCTTTCGCAAGTACAACAGGCTCATCATTAACTGCTATTGGTTTTCAAGCACTTTCCGCACAAACCACAGGCACAAACAACACGGCTATAGGATACCGCGCCGCCGCATCAGTCACAACTAATGGCGGTGTAACGGCTATTGGTGAATCCGCTCTGACTAACAACACAGCCGCCAACAATACTGCGGTTGGTACAGGTTCTTTGTATGCAAATACAACTGGAACTTTTAACCTTGCTGTTGGTGCTCCGCTTAACGGTGGTGCAACTGGCACTCTTGGTGCTAACACTACTGGCAATCAAAACACCGCGTTGGGTGTTCGTTCTTTGCAAGCCAATACAACAGCAAGTGATAACTGCGCGGTTGCCTATGCCGCTATGTATAACAACACAACAGGCGCTCAAAATACCGCAGTTGGTTCTCAAGCTCTCAATAGCAACACCACAGC